AAATTCCCGCACCAGCCTGTACCCTGAAAGGTACACGGAAGGAAGCGCGTTGGGTTCCACCAGCGTTAGACTGGTTGGAGACCGGAATTTTTGTAGCTTCGGCCTTAAACAAAGAGTAAGCCGTGGTCCCGTGGAAAATGAGATCAGGAATCTCTTTGGCAAAGGCGTCTAGTTCAACCGCTTCTACAGCGGCTTCTAGTAATGCCATAAAAATTAGTTCCTTGAAACAAAGTACGCTGTAGAATTCTGAGATTCTACCCGTCTGTGCTGAGTCGTTACTTTTCCTTACCACGCCTTGCCCGTGTCGAGAATTGGAGCCTTCGAGGCCATTCAGGGTTTGGTAGTGTTTAGATCATAGTCGATTCTAAAGTGTGCGGGTGGGTAGAAGACTTCCTAGCCTTGGCTTAGGTTCTTCCTTACGCACTCCTAACCCGCTGTGCGTCTGCCGAGTTTGATGTGGATGTCGTATCCTACCCAGTTATGCATTGTCTGCGCTGTGTAGGCACCCACGAATTCTACTGAACTCCGAGTTTGATTTGGAATTTTTGTTTGTTCTTTTTTTGTTTCTTGCTGCCTTTTTTGAACTCTGCTTTGGCATAGCGGACGCTGGGCGGGTGACTTTTGAAAACTCGGTCGTGATGTGCTTTGCGTTCTGCTGCTTTGCGAAGTTTTGTGGCCAGTTTTTGTTCTGGTGTGCGCATGACTTAACCTCCTATAGGTTAATTGCCATGTGTCACCTCCTGCTTTGAATTTTGAATTTGGTGGAGCGCGGGTTATGCTGCTAGGTCAAGCACCCACGTCCCGTCCCCTCTGGTCTTTTCCTAGGTGGCACAGAGGGCAATGTTTTACAGCGATTGAGTAGCTACGGTGTCCGCAGCAATCACGGTGATATTGTAAGGTACATTGGGAGTCAGCGGATTAGCCGCCACCCCAGCGCATTGCACCGTCAAAGACGCCTGACTGCCTAACCCTGCAACTGCTGTTACAAAGCCACAGACGGAAATCGCATCTCCAACTTGTACGGGCTTGCCGTCACGAGTAGTTCCGCCAACTGTTCCTGATACTGCCATATGTTTCTCCTAGTGTTTGAATGAATTGTGGTTCTACTTCCGCCAAGTGACTAAGCGGTAGCCCTTGCCGTCTGTCGTACGTACGAAACCTCGTCCCATGATTTGCATAGTTACAAGGTCAGACGACTTGTACTCCTTGCCCCCAACCGTAACGTCCTCTCTAATCAAGTTCGTAGGTCTGGTAGCAACGTAAACTGGTTTGCCTGTCGTAACAGACTGTATGCCAGCCTTCGTGGCGGCATCTTTCTTCTCGGTCGCTGCTGCAACTCTTCCTGCAGCGCTTCCGCCTTTGGCGTAACCGGGGTACCTATTCTGAATAGTTTTGGTTACAATATCTTGTGCGATAGCATCGAGCTTGGCGTTGTGGAACTCAGCGATCTTGGCCTTGTTAGCCGGGCTGGCACCTAACTTCCAAAATGATGCCATCTGCGTTTGGTAACCTTTGTCGGTCCTCAGCGTGGCGTACAGACGGTCCTTGATGCCGTTGCCTATGTCAATCTTGGTCTCCCGGGGGAAATCCTTGAAGTACGCCATCTTGAGGAATGGTCCAAGGTGTTTACCGAGGACGCGGTTATTGTATTGCTCTGCGTCAGTGGCCACGCTGTTTTCAAACGCCCTGACCTTCTCTTCAGCATCGGCACTCTTTGACTTTTCAAACTCTGCCTTCTCTGCCAAGAACTTCTTGCGCTCGGGCGTCTCTTCGGGTTCCTTTGTACGGTTCTTCTCTTCCTCTGCTTGGTCGTTGTACCACTTGGTAGACTGTGCGACCCATGCCTTCAATGCCGCGATATTCGGGGCTGATGCGCCTGTTTCATCCTTCGCTTCCAATGCCGCGTTGAGATTGGCAAGGAATCTTGGGAAACCTACTTCTTCTAAACCTGCGACGAAGTGAGGTTGTATCGTTGCATAGAATGCCTCTTTGTCATGGTTCTTTAACTCCGACAGAAAAGAGGGAGCTAACTTTCCCATAGCCTCGGGATGGCCTGAGGCCTTCAGGTCTTCAACTACGTTCTTCCATAGTTGGGGATCGGCGTTATACAGAAGTTCGTCGGTAGCCTTCACAGCCTCTAGGTTACCGTTAAGTTTTTCGTAGCCCTCGGGTCCACCTATAGCTGCGATGAATTCCTTGGCTTCCTTGGCCGCTGCTACGGTTGGAAACTCCGTCTTGTATGCGTTGAAGCGTTCAAAGGCTCCATGCAGTTCTTTTACAACTGCCGCATTCTTGGGGTCCGCGTCCCGCATGGCCTTTAGGGCCTTGCGTACGTTGTCTGGTGTTGCTTTGGTATCAATGAGCTTATCGGCTGCAGCCTTGGCCGTCTTGTCCCTCTCAGCCTTTTGCTCTGGAGTCTGCTCTTCTGCCTTTGCTTCAACTTCTGTTTCTACTTCAGGTGTCTCCGTGGTTGTGTCTACGGCTGAGTCTGAGGTTTCTACTACTGGTGCTTCTACTGCAGCCGCTTCTGAGTCGAGCGCTGCAAAGTCTAACAATGCATCTGCCATGTTGAGTCCTTAATGTTTCTGAGTTATTCTAAGTCGGTGAAAAATGTTGAGTCTTCCCAGTTCAATGGGTGCTTAGGATGTGTACTCGGCTTGCTTTTCAACTCCAAGTAAAACTTCTGTGGAGTACTTCCCGTCTGAATCCACGTAGACACCGATGATACCACCGGGGTCAACGCTGGTCTCACTACTTTCTGGTCTTCCATCTTTGTTACCTCGGATCAAATTCTCGAACGTTACAAGATTGGAGTTGTGACTAACGTACACTGTGCCTTCTGTGCGCAATTCTTTGCCGAAGAATTCCTGCATTCTGGTTTCCAAGTCATCCAAAGATTCTCCATCTGGAATCTTCACCTTTGGGTTGTCGATGTAAAAATCTAGAATGTGCTGGTACTCATCACGGTCTTTTCCCGCAAGGAATCCAAGTGCCCAAGAAATAAGGCCGCGATCCTGTATTACATCCATTCCAAGTTCTTCAGCTATTATGTCGGCTGTTTGGCAAGCCCTGAGCATCGGTGAAGTTACTATCTTCTTCACAAATTCTTTGTGCTCGTCTGCTATGTCTTTTGCCGCCTTTTCGGCTTGCTTTATCCCTTTGGTATTGAGGGCGGGATCAAGTCTGCCTCTGAATTTATTCGATTCGTTGACTTCCGTGTCGCCATGGCGCACAAGAAGACCGACAAGTTTTTGAGTCATGTTGCTCCTGTGTTTACTGAAGCAGGGCAGTGTTTATCTGCCCCGCTCTTTTAACGCCGTAGTTGACGCGGTTGGCCACCCTCAGGCGGCTGTTGTGGTTGCGCTGGCTCACTTCCATGCTCAAGTGCATTCGGTATGGCTTTTTGAGCTACCTTATGCTGCAGGGCTTGGTCGGCTTGCGCTTGGAATACGCCCGGGTTAGATTGGATGCCCATCTTAGCGAGTGCTTGCACTGCTACTGGTGGTGGCATCTTACTAACGTCAACCGATATAGACTCGGAAGGTGGTTTGTCGGGTGGCTTGTTAGCCATTGCAATCTTCTTGGCCATTGCTAGGTGCGCTGCCCAGTGAAGATGTATATTTGCCCAACCTGCTTGTTGTTCAGGGGAACCGTAGTGGAACTTCTGTCCTTCTGTGCTATTGAGCCATTCAAAGCACTCATTAGCTTCTACGACATGGTTCTCACTCTCATCGGTTGCAACTGTGACTGTGCTCACTTGCGGCGGTAGAGACTTCATTGCACCCTGTAACTGTTGCACCATCTGTCCAGCTTGCGGAGGAACTGGTTGTCCAGTCATCTGCGCCTGCTGCATACCTTCTTGTGCCTGTTTCAATGCGCCCTGCATCTGCTGCAGTTGCGGATTGTCTTTGGGCCCAGACCGTAACAGTACTTCGAATTCGTTACGCTGCTTTGCAGCAGAGGATGCGCCGGGAACTTTGAAGCCCTTCATACGAAGTGCGCTCACAAGTTCTACCGAGTTAGATGGAGAGAAGATAAGAGCATTCAACGCTTGGTTAGAGGAGCCCTTAGTTATCAAATCCATCAGCTTTGTTTCTTTCTGTTGCCATGACTCTGGGAAAGCGGGATTGCTCTCTGCATAACAAAGAACATTTCCTGCCAACAAGTTTGCAGTGTTAACTGAAACGTTGCCCTTACCCTTAATATTCTGACGGATAACCTTTCCATCTCGACATTCAGCCGCACACTTTACGGCTTGTTGCCCTGCGGCTGCGAACATATCCTGTACTGAGTTCCATGGACATCCTACGCGTTGCAGTGCTTGGTCACGTTGAATTACTGCGTTACCTACCGTGTTCTCTCCGGTTGCTGCTCCGAACAGTGACGGTAGTGCTCCCGAAATTTCTTCGGACAAACTGGTAATGAACCACTTGATAAAGTCAGGCAGGGCAGCTTGCGGTGCTGGTGTCGGCTCAACCATAATGTACTGGTCAGCACTGGTCAACCCCGGTTGTACTTGGAATGGTCCGGTGCTGCCGGGGACATTGGGTTGAGTCTTTAGAGCTTCCATGTCGAAGGCTTCAGCGTTCATCCACTTCTTGGGGACGGTTCTTTTAAAGAAGTCGTCCAACAAGTCTACCCAGTCGTTAATTCGTTTCTGAACAGAGATGAGCATTGAGCCCATAGCTCTTCGGTTCTGTCCCTTACCTGTCCACGGGTGGCCGATTACAATGTGATCGTCAACACTCTCGTTTCTTGAGAATGCGTACTCTGCACCTGCTCTGGCTAAAAGTGCTCCGTTAGGAAATGCTTCCAGCAACTCTGCTCTGGCTTCGTCGCTTACTGAGGCATCCAAGAACATGGAGGGTCTAAACCACGAAAACTTTACTGTACTGTGTCGATTCAGAGAGTCGCCAGTGACGTATGCGCCGACTACTGCTTGGCGTACGTTCTCTCTTGCGATCCTGTCTAGCTGAGTCTCGGACATCCCATCTGTGCCGGGATTGATCTTTTCTGAGATCCATGGAAACATTCCACGTACGACTGCCACGTCTAAGTCAAATGACAACTGCACAAACTGCATGAGAGAGAAATCATCAACAGCGATAGGGACCTTATGGTCCAACTTTCCGTGCACTGTGGTTACTTCTCGTCCTAAAGGTTTGCGGTCGTCTCCTGAGTTTCCCGCCTCGTCCAGCAAGTCTGTTCCTGAATCTCCTTCTTCGGTGCCACTTACTTCTGATTTCTCTTCATCCAAAATATCGTTGAGTGTGTCTTGTCCTGTGGGCTCTGGGGTGGGCTCATCAAATACATTCTCGGGAACAGTTGGTACCTCTGTCTCTCCCTCGAAACCGTATTTCTGTCCATTCAACTCATACCGCGTCCACATCAACACTCGGTCTTCATTCCAGAAGATTCTGGAGCACTCAGTAAGCAGCGCGTGAAGATTGTTATTTCGTGCCCAAATCTCTTTGAACCTTTCGGCCTCTTCTGCTGCGACTCTGTCTGGGCCGTACTCTGGGTTCACAGGGAAGAATTCTATCTTGGGAACTTCCCTAGATAATGCAGCGACGATGATGTCACCTTTGGGTCCGTAGATATTCGTGTCGTAAATGGTGTTTGTATTTCTCTGGTCTTTGGCCCCGAAACCTGTACCTGCGCCGGGCAGCATCCATCCACCCTGCTTACCTCGCAGAAGATGTTGATAACCGCGCTCAAAGTGTAGTGCTTCCCATGCTTGCTCTACTTCCATACGCCGTGCTGCGGTGTCGGTTCTGGTGGCTATATTGTCTAACCCCATGAGAGCGCCACGCGCAAGATCACTTAACTGAGCGAACGGCTCTGGGCTATATGGGAAGGGTGCGTAAACGCCTAAGGGACTGTCGTTAGGGTCTTCGGACTTTTCGCTGGCTTTGTTTTTTACATCAGCCCCTGCCCCAACTTCTTGGGATGTTGCAATAACATCAGCCATTGTCTCTCTCCTTAGTGCCGCATAGCCGCAAATCCTTTGGCCGATGCCTTCATATGCTTAACATGTTCACTGTCGCCGGGTTTGGGTTCTTTTTGTGCAGCCGATAATTTCTTTCCCTCGGGAATACCTAGCGCACGGTGTAGCCCACCCTTGCTGACGCTGAACGATCCCTTGGAACCTAGGTCCACTTTGTGTTGCTTATGTCCTATCATTTACTTCTCCTTCTTGGTAGAGGGTGCTCCCATTACTTCGGACATGTAATCTTGCTTAGTAGAGAACTTCATGTTTGTAGAAGGATTCGGCAATTTGGATTTCGGTCGTGCCATTCCTATTGACATTATGCTGCCCTCATTGCACTTCTGCTTAACTGTCCCCCGCTATCAATGCGAGGGCCTTTCTTTTTCTTGGGTGGTGTCATAGGAGCCTCGCCGCTCATCCACGACGGTACTGGAGTAGAGTCCATGGATGGTGCAGGTGTTATCTCGGTAGAAGTTGGTTTCTTTCTTCCTAACCCGTTCATTTCTTTCTCCCTAGTCCAGAGGACTTTGCTTTGTATTCGGACTTGCCACCCTCTGCGGCACGCTTCTCGGATAGCATTATTGCTACCGCTTGCTTTTGATTCTTTACAGGCTTTCCTGTTTCCTTGTTACCGCTCTTCAAGCTGCCTGACTTCCACTTGTCCATCACTTCATTCCACGGCACTTTTATTGTACCCCTGCGTTATCCGATGCAGATGCACACGATCCACTTGGGACTACAATTGAACGTCCTGAACTTGCACAGGTAACTGTCAGTAGAGCAGTGTTTCCTGTACCAGTTATGGCTGTGACAGTGCCTAGGATTGTTACCTGTTCTCCTGCTACGCCAAAGTACATTCCCGCTATGCCTGTAGCAGGGTACGTGCTGGCTGCATCAGTTTGTCCCGGCAATGGCTCAGCATGTTGTACCGCTCTACAGTCGTTCGCCTGAACTACTACAGTGCTTGTGGTCAATAAGGGCAGCACAGTTACCAAAGCCAACGCCCCTGAACCTGTGATACTTGAGATCATTCCCTGACAACTAACGTTGTCGAACAGGTTGATGACCTTCCCATCTTTGCTAAAAGCTGGCATTTTTTTTCCTATTCTGCGCTAGCCCTGAGGTATTAAAATTTTACGCCGTTTCCATGGCTTCGTGCTGGGGAACTTCATCGTTGTCCCCTTCGGAACTTGCGCCCTGTTGGTCGGGGTGTGTACGTCTTTTCACGCTGTCTGCCTGTAGTTCCCCACCTGCCTCGTATGCCAGAGCGGGGTCGGTGAACGATGCGTGGTGCTCATGCCCATCTTCAAACTTGGCATGGACTTGGTGCTCCCCGCGTTCGTGGTCGTGTGAGTACTCAACCTGCGAAGCAGTTCCATGATGTTGTACAGTCTCGCTTGGAGTTGCGGCATCGGCTGCAGTGTCTCGTGGATTGTGGCTCTTGGCATCGGCTCCTGAAGTGTTAACTTCGTCTCCACCGTGATTCATGGACGTAGACTCATACGTCGGCTGGCCGGGAGCTTCGTAATCGGAATCCTCTTTAGGCATCCCGCCGCCATCTTTGGAGGCATGCTCCATATCCTTGCGCTTACCTACGTAAGCTGAGCCGTATTTTTTTCCGTCTTTAGTCGTGTAGGACATTACTTTACTCCGTCGAGCAGATGTGAGTACTCGTCTGGTTCTGGCTCCGCTTGCTGTTGTGGCATACCGAGGTGTCTAGCTGCCGCATGCGCTGACTTTGCATCTTTGTGAATGGACTGGTGCATGTGACCGTCTGCATGTTGACTGGCTACAGCGTGTCGTCCTGTGTCCTTGTCGTGGGTTACTACGATCTTTGATGCACTGCCATGTTGCATGGCCGCATCTTTAACGTCGTCTGGAACTGTGTCTTCGCCTGTGGACTCACCCTCTTCGTCTGTGCGCGACTTTTCTGGGTCTGCATCAACATCAGGGCTTCCTTCGTCCAAGTCCATTGCCTTGGGCTCAGCAACATCGGGAACACCTTTGCTTGCTTCCTTGTTAGAAAACTTGGCTTCCCCAGAGTTCATTGTGCGTGGCATTTCTTTGTCTTCACTCGGGGTCTCAGGGCTTGCTTTCTTGTCACCGTCGCCCATTTTATCTGCGCCGGGATCATGTGCTTCACTGTGTCTGTTGGCTGCGAACTTGGAGCCAAATGGCTTTCCGTACTTTGATTTGAACATTGTTAATCTCCTTTAGCAATTACCGCATTTACAACTGATGATTTTCTTCATGCGGTCAAGTAACGCCGCGTCTGTTTTCTCTACCCAGTCCTTACTTTCGCAAGGCGCACACGGTGTCCATCCAGCGCGTTGAGAAAGTGTTTCCTTAGCGCTATACATACAGATGATCTTCCAACCATTCTCAGCCCTACACACTGATATGTGCGAGAGTTCTCCGGGGCATTTCTTTTCCTCTTCAGCCATGCTACACCTTAGCGGCTTCTGCCGCTTCCTTTTCTGCTTCCATTGCTAATTCTTTTTCATGGTCTCGCACAACCTGCTGCCAACGGCTAATGGGCAAAGGTTCTTCAAATCCAGCAAAACTGGGTTTCTTAGCCGAGGTTCTACTGGGATCAATACCCACACGCTGCTGTATAGCAATTTCAAAGATTGCCAGTTTACCTTGCAACATTGCTTTCTCATTGCGGAGATCAGCTACGATGCTTTGGTACTCTTGTATGCGTGCTTCGAAGTCCTGTCGTACGCGAAGGAGATCGTCTTCAAGTTGGGAGACTAGTGCAGAGTAGAACAGGTCGTCCCATGCTTGTCTGAGTTTTTCTGTGAATCTCATTGCTGTACCTTTCCCATCCATACTGGTTGCTCTGGTGGATTAAAGCAGTAACCTTTGCTCTTCTCCTCTGCGTCTTTCTTCATTTTGAAGAAGTGTGCGGCTATGGGATCTACCTTTACCAGTTCTAGGAATCTGTCTCGATTTACTTCTTCCTCAGGCTGCTTTTTAGCAGATAGTTGTCCGAAGAGCCCATAAGAGAAACCATCGTAGATGTCGTCGCCTTTTGCATCGACCTTCAAAACATCATCAATGTTCTTGGGATCACGCATTAAAGATGGGATAGCCAGTATGAGTTCTCGGCATGTGTCGAGGATTACCAGTGTTCCATTCTTGAACTCGTTGTACATCAGCGAGGCTCTTGCTATGCGGTCCCGCGTTGCAGGTGTTACGCCGGGCAGTCCGTACTTCTTCAATTCCCTAGAGTAGTCATCTGCTGGACTGTGACGTTCCATCTGTCGTGCGAACTTTTCGTGTGAGAAGTAGTGATAGCGTATCTTCACATCTTTTCCGTTAGGCAGTCGTGCTCTATTTGCCAAAATGGATGCCAGTTCTTTGTAGGACTTTCCACCTGTGGTCACAATCTCTGCGAAGCAAACTGTTTTGAGTCTGTAGTCGGCTCCAGAGGAAGACCATCTTACAAGTGCTTTGGTGAACAGGTAAATGGCGTTAGCGTGAAGCATGCCCCAGTCCTGTCCTGCCCATACAGGTTGGTGTTCCTGCCAAATTATGGATTCGGGGTCCTCGCGCAGATTCACTACGTGATAACTTTCATCGAAGCAATCAAAGTACTGACCTTCAACTGTTCCGTCCAATCCAAGCAGCATCTTGTCGCGCTTGGCTTTTGGCATGCTGTTCAATCGTGTAATGATGCCGGGATCGCGCTTCAGTAATTCAGCATTGTCCATTACCGTAGAGCGCTGATAAGCGTAGTTTTTGGGGTCGTAAATTTTCTTCCACTCGCCGGACTCAGGTATCCACCATGTACCGTCTACATCATCTCGTCGCGCTTCCTCGGTCTTCCCCCAAGGTTCTTTTTGCACGAACAACGTACGGTAGTACTCATAGAACGGACCCAGAGGGTTGCTACATCCAACGATCGCTGGTATGGGAAGGTTTCCCGCTTCATCCCGTTCGCATGCTGCGTTAACAATGTTTCGAGAGTACAGCATCATCCATGCATCAGGTGAGAACTGTCCGCATTCGTCCACCAGAATTGCTGGGAACGCCTGACCTAAGTACTGCTCGATGTCTCGATCTTTGTTGTTCTGGCAGTTATGAACGAGTATACCGTTGGCAAAGAACTCGTGCTCTTCTTCTACTTGTAAATCATACACTGGCACAGAGTACGAGGTCTGCTCTGAAGGCATTTCCACAGTTAACGTCACAAAATCTTTTCTTTGATGTTCA